GGTTTACGTTCAGGTCCAGGCATACCACCCATACGAGCCAAGAAAGATGCTCTACGTGGATTGTCACCACTCTTAACAGGTGCCTTGAGCGTGCCGCCTTTGTAGGATGCACGCCCTTTAGCATTTAAACCACCTGTAGGGTTCTTGCCTTCTTTACGTGTCCAAGCAGGTGACTTAGCCATAATTACTTCTTAGGTTTCTTAGGTACTGCTGTTTCAATACTTGATGGCACTGGTGCTATTGGCATACCCATTGGGTTATCACCTTTAGCGTTAGCCATAGCGTGTTCTAAGTTAGGATAATTACATCCACAAGTTGTACACATATTATTTCTTCTTTCCTGTTTTCTTCATTTTAATCATTGATTTTTTCTTTGAATCCATTTTTTTCATATCCATCATTTTTTTGCCCTTAGGCATTTTTTTACCGTACATCATGTTGCACCATATCCTATTCCAGTTTTGTTTGATATATCTATTGCCTTACGAATATCTTTCGTCTTAGTCGTATCAGGTTGAATACCCTGAGACCTAGCCGAACGATACAACGCAAGTTCATTGTCCCATTTCTTAGAGGACATATCCATCCTACTGGTTGCTTCACCAGCATTCAAATCAACGGTAGAGGCTTTACAGCCAAAACAACCTTCAACATAATCTAGATGTGTTCTAACTCTGTGTAAACTCATTTGATGTCCCCAAACATTTTTCAATTCTATCAATGGAATCCTTCATAGAAAAACCACCATTGTTACTTAACTCTCCGTCAAGTCTGTTAAGTCTTTCCATCACACCAGGTACCTTATCCCTACCAGGGGATGCTTCTTCGCCTTCCCAATCGCGGCGAAACTTTTCCAACCATTCCATCATAGAACGAGTCTTTCGAACTGTTGGGGCAATCACAAAAAATACAGAAGCAATCGCGCTCGCAGTCGCACCCATTATCAAAATATTGTTTATCATCATTCAAAGTTACTTGCAGTAATGCCGAGGCCAGCAGCAATGAGCGCAGTCTTTTGGTTTTCCGTAACATTATGTTCATGTCCCCCTGCGTAGTATTCACTAGAAGAACTAATTTGGTCTGTTGATGGAACCCTAATTTTATAGTATACATTACTAATCTTCAACACGCTAATTCCTCTGTCCAACTTGTAACGGTAAAATAGACCGAACCCTGCTGGTCCTTCAGCAACTGTTGGTGGAAAAAATGTTGGCAATTTAAACTCCTAATAGGTAAAGCCCCCAGTTGCCCAGGGGCTTTAATCTTGATTTGAATCTAACTATGAAGCGTTAATGCTTGAAGATGATTCAATTCTGTACAATGCTTCTTCGCGGTAACGCTTGAAGCCAAGTACGCCGTACCAACCAATTGGGCGCAAGCGCATCAATTTGTCAGTAACGTTTCCAATCACTACATGTGGTTCTTCAGCAACTGCCTCAGCAAGTGCTTGTTGACCAGCAAGTAATGTACGGAACACGCGTGCACTTGAACCACCATCGGTGGCGTTGTACAAGCGTGGTGATTCGATGAAGTATGCACCTTCGAAGTTACCAATTTCTCCTGCCCAAATTTCAGCATTTGATTGGTATTCGTGAGGTAATCTCCAAGAGGCTGCGCCTGTTTCAGCACGTAAGTCGTGTGAAACTTCTGGATGTATTGCACACCAGTATAGGGAGCCTTTACGAGCAATTGCTTTTCCTGCACGTAACTTTGCAATAGCAAGACGAATGTCTGCTGCTTTCAAAGTGTGAGCGCCAGTAACGTTAGTTGTTGCTGTTGCGCGTGTGCCTGATGCGTTAGTTGCATAGATTACATTTGTTCCACCGCGTAGTTCGGTTTGAACAATTTCATCTATAGAGTCTGCCATGTTGAACGCAACAATGTTTGCAATTGCTGGGTCAACTTCAGCAAGTGACATCAATTGCAGTTTGCGTGTGGTTAGAACTGCGTTACCGTATTCGTTAAGAGTTACGGTTACAGCAGTTGGTACACCAATCGCTACTGAATCTGGGTCAACTTGTTCTGATAAAGCAGTTGTTGCTTTGGTCATGTCGCTGTAAATTTGGAATACAACGGATGAACCAGGCATTGATTGACGCGCTGGGCGTTTGTCAGCGACTGAACGTAGTAATGGTTGAGAGCGAAGTGCGAACTCAACTAGACGGTCATATGCCTTTTGTACGAGACCTGCACCATTAGATGGTGTAAAGGTTCCTACGTTATTAGCACTTGAATATTGACCGCCACCAAGACCACCGTTAGTTGCTGCAGAACCGCCAGAGAGCGCGGAGTAGTTTTCTGCCATTTCGGTTATTCCTTAGATAGTAGTTAGTTAAATCTCTCCACCTTGTTGAAAAATCATACTTGTGATTTCATCAGCAGATTCTGCGTTTTGTAATCTTAAATACAAATCATCAATTCCAGCAGGAGATTGAGCATTAGCAGTAACAGAATCGATTTGTCTGAGTGTAGCCAAATCAGGCTTCACATCATTAGGTGTCTGTACTGTTAAACCAAAGACTTCAGCATTCTCCGCAATCCAGTTATCGATTGCATCTGGATTCGCCTCAATTTCTTGAGGAATAAATTTTGCTATCTTTGGACTTACACCTTTATTTTCAAGAACTGATTTGATAACGTTGTGACGTTGCTCAGTCTTAATCGAAGATAGTTGTCCTTCCATATCGGAAAGCATCTTAGATTTAGTTCTCAACTCCTTACGAAGTTGCTTTAATAAATCGCTATCTGATTGTAGACTTTGATTAATGTCATCATCGTCGTCTTCCCATTCTTGATATGTGTTGCTCATCGCAACGCTCCCATTCTATTTGTGTTAGTCGCAAGCCTCATAATAAATCGGGGAAAATACTATGGCTCTTGCTACCAGTCTTTTTACTCTCATAGGGGCTGGTGGGTCCTACCGAGGGTTTATGGGGCTAGAATGAACCAGCCTGTGAACTACCAAGACTTGCCTGTGCCATACCAGACTGTCCGCCAAATGTGGCTTTTTCTCTCTCTTGAAGTTTCTTACGACGCTGTGAAGCCAAACCAAAGAACGCTTCCTGTTGAAGTTCATTAGAAAGATTAGTTGTATCTTCACCGTAAATGTTTGCAAGTTTTTCAGTAGTTGGTTGAATCTCAGCAATACTAGAATACGCTTGCTTGGAAAGAGTACCAATCTGTTCAGTTGACAAACCAGCAGTGGTTAACTGTTTCTCAAGTTGACTTACACTATCCTCAGCAACAGTAACATTACTTATCCCAGCACCAGTACGAATGTATGCTTTACGAAGACTTGTGTCTAACTGGTTAATACCTTCAGGTCCTTGCATCAAAGCAAGAGCAATCTGTGAACGTTGCTTAGTTACATCACCAACACCATAGGCACCTAAGTAATTACTTAACTGTGCTTTCAATTCACCTGGTGCATTATCAATTTTGCTAAACACATTATCAACACGAGACTTGGCTTCGTCAATAGAAACAGCACCACCAATTAAAGCAGTGTAAGTATTTTGGTTAGCAAGTTCACCAAGATTATATTGGTTAAACAAATCACGATAAGTTTGTTCAGCAACAAGATATTGACTAGGTGTGTATGTAGATAAACCTAATGTTTTACGACCTTCGTTACCAGCAAAACGTGTTTTGTATGCTTCAGTGGTAGGTAAAAGAAGTGATGCTTCTTCAGCACCATATCCTTCTGTCATAAACTTTTTAATCTCAGGAAGTAAACTAATTAAGTTGTTATCTGTAAATTCTTTTTCAAGAAGAGCAAAAGCACTACGACGATTTGCTTCTTGTGTTGCAGCATAAGGGTCAGGTAAAGTTTTATTACCGCCACCAGTAGTTTCCTTTGTACCATCACTATAAGTAATAGTTATACTGCCGTCAGCGTTAGTAACTCTACCAGTTTCTGTTCTAGCAGCAGGTGTTCCACCAGTTGTACCTACGCCTGGAACTTTAAAAGTTGTACCAGAAAACAAAACAGTTTTACCTGATGATTGTCTAGCAGAAAGTGTAGGGTTTGCTTTAATAGCAGCATTAACTTGTGCAATTGAAATGCCTAAATCTTTAGCAATCTTAGCAGGTGTGTCGCCTTTTTGAACTGTTACTTTACCGCTTGAACTAACTGTTGCCATTTATCTTAACCCAAAATCTTGAAGAATTTTATTTGCATAACCTGCTGCCTCTTCA